GGCGTGTTGTTACCACCAGTTCCCATTCGTGCTGCGAGCGTGTTGGCTATGCCCTCAGTAGCCCTGCCATCACCGTGGTGAGGCTCATAAAGCGTTGGCTCTAACACATAGTGATGGCTGTCGATTGTTTCGGTTCCCTTAGCATTTGCCATTCCCAAAGCCGTCAATGGTTCCACGATTACTGGTTCTGGCTCAATGACTATCATGCCTGAATCGACATCCTGATTTACCAACGTTCCGTGATGATAAAGACTTGCAGGTATTGTTGGGCAAACATCAAGTCCATGCGACATCAGACTGCCTGCGATTTCAGCGCCCTCTCCAGCACCTCCGGTAGTTTCTTGCCCCGACGCTCTGCTCGACGCAGGATTCCCTCGCAGGCTCGTTGGCTCAAATAGTATTTCGGCGCAACTGGTTGGGTCTCCATCACGTCTCGCAACGATGAAGACACGCCGCCGTCGCTGGGGAACTCCAAAGTGTTGAGCGTCAAGCACCCGCCAACTGACGCTATACCCGAGGTCGGCCAGCGTTCCAATAACTGCTCCCATGTCTGCTCCTCGTTGACTTGTAAGAAGGCCAGGGACGTTTTCGAGGACGAGCCACTCCGCTTGGGTTTCGTCTGCGATGCGGGCGATTTCGTAGAATAGCGAGCTACGCTTTCCAGTAAAGCCCGCCCTTTTGCCAGCCACGGAAAGGTCTTGGCAAGGGAAGCCTCCTGTAATGATTCCTCCGTCTGAAATAAAGCCTGCGGCTCGTAGTTCATCTCCTGTTACCTTTCTAACGTCCTCAAATAGTTTGCTGTCTGGAAAGCGCTGGGAAAGGATTCCCCGAGCGTGTTTGTCAATCTCGACCGATGCCACAACTTTCACCCCAGCCCTTTCAAGCGCAAGGTCAAAGCCGCCGACACCGGCGAATAGGGATACTGCGGTTCTTATCATGCGTGGCATTCTCCATCTTGGTTGGGTACTTGGTAGACCGCCCCCAGGCACACAAACGCTGTGACCTGGCTCTTATTACTAGGGCATCGATGCGACACGTCGGTCGCACGAGCAGTTACTTTTAGGTTGCACTTAGGGCATTGGAAGTTGCGCATACTTTTCCGGTACCTTCCCGTTGTAATTCAATTGTTGATTTTCGGGCCGAAACTGCGCTCCACAGCCCATGCAAAACACCTGGGCTGGGAGACCAGATGACAGATTCATCAGCCACTTGTGGACGTGGCTCATTCGCCCAACGAGAGCAGAACGCCAGCGATTTCAGCGTCCGTCAGTTCGGACAACTTGTTGATTGGCTTGCCGAGGATCCCCTCAACCGCTTCCTTGCCCTTGATAGGCTCGCCGTACTTGGCAGCCAACTTCTCACGGAGCTGGGTAGTAAGGTCTCGGACAGCACTGCCATTGCTGGTAAGCCGCTTGACCTCTTGCTCGTTGTCTCTCTGCATCATCGGCTTGCGGACAACAGGACTACTGGCGGCGTTGCCGTCGTCGTCGTCGTCGGCCACAAGTCCAAGGATTGCCATGTAGGAGTACCGGCGAGCGTAAGTGACCGCCGAGCCTTGCCCCTGTGGGTCTTGCTTGGGAAGGTGCAAGAGCATCTCGTTCTCGATGTACTGCCCCGACTTGTGAATCAGTGCGGTTTTCAGAGCGTCGAGGATTGTGTCCCCAGCGATGATGTAGGTGATGCTTTGCGTGACAGCAAGGCCGTGCTTTGCCAAGACTGGTGCGGCGTGAGCCACTACGTCTGGAAGCGCGGCGTACTTGCTCTTGAAGAAAGGGTTTGCTGAGCCCTTTGGTACTGCGCTGAACTCCGCTTGTGCCGCGACCAGCGCGGCGGCAAGCTCGTTGATTTCTGGGTTGGTAATCACTACTGCTCCTTTGTGGTTTGGGTTGCTACAGAATCAATGATGCGAACTTGACCGCCACCGTCCTGCTGGCAGTGGGTACGGAACGCACAGTAGTCGCACTGCCAGAACTTACCAATGTTCGGGTTTAGTGCAATAATGCCACCGTCGTCGACAACGCCCATGCGGTCGGGCAGGTAGCCCTGGTCAACAGCGTGGGCAATAGCGTTCATACGCTGAATCTCAGAATCGGCAATTGGGAACCACTCTTCCTTTGGAATCCAGTACTCGGCAAGAAAGCGATTGACACCGGATACGCCAGCGTTAGCAGCCTTGTTCTTTGACAGTGCCTCGAAGGTGATGCTGCCCATGACCAACCACTCGATGCTGATGGTGGGGTCGCCAGCCATAATGCCCATAGCGTTCATCCCCGCCTGTGCGATTGCCTTCATCGCTGGGCCTTCGCCTTCGCCTACGGTGCCGCGCATACGGTTCCAGCCGACCTGCTTGTCGAATGAGTACGTACCCATGGTCTTGAGTTCGTACAAGACGTGGGTGCCTTCAACGTCGCCCAATTCTGCGGTATCAATCAACGCATCACACGAACCGCTGATGTCGTCAATCTTCGACGGCACTTCAAAACGCGCTGATGGAAACTTACGGCTCAATGCGTCCTGCAACTTTTCGTGGATGATGGTGCCAAGCCCGGTAGCCCAAGCTCCAGCTTCGTCCATCGGCTCGGTAGGCACAACGTCAAAGGCTGCGTAGCCCTGCTGACGTGCGCAACCAAAGGCTGACGAGTAGCGCAATGGAGTGCCCATAGCAGTGGGCTTCTTCACCGCGGATGCAACGTGCAACTCATCTACAAGCGCACCTGTAATTAGTGGCGTATCTGTCTGATACATTTTTTCCCCTTTCGTGAGATGTGTAAAAGGTACAGCATGGGTGTAACACGAGTCAACTATTTGTTTTGGCCTTCTCGTTCGAGCTGCTTCCATTGGAAGCGGAACCGGCGGCGTTCCTTCGGGGTCAAACCACCGTAGACGCCATGCTGAATGTTGTTATCGTATGCGAACCGCAAGCAGTCCTGCTTTACCGGGCAACTATTGCAATACTCCAAAGCCTTTAGCTTTGTGGTTTTGCTGTACTTCACGTCGTCGTGAAATATAAATAATGAAATAGATACGCCTGCGCAGGCCGCTTGCTTTCGCCATTTTTCTGTGTTCATGCCGGTCACGTTACACGCTCGGCACGAACGAATCAAATCTCGATGCCGTACTTTTTCTTCATGAAGGTAGCCAACCTAACGCCTTCATAGCGACGGCAGAGATAATCAAGAGAAATAAACATAGGACAGTACGCGCCACTTTCAACTTCGTACTTGACGATGATCCCTCGGAAGTGGGCGTTCCCCTGCGGACCCTTGTAGTCCTCGTCATGGAGATAACACGCGCCTGCGACAAGACCATGCTGAGATTTGCCAGCGACAAACCGGAGACTATACGCCAGGGTTTGCTGGTGCCCCATCGTGAACGAGTGTCCGATGGTTTTGAGTCGTGCGTCAACGGTGCCTCCAAGCGGCTTACCAGTCATGGGGTTGTAAAAGTAGTGCGAGTAGGCCACACCGTCGAGCCAAAGAATGTCGAGGAATGGAGTAGGTTGCCAGCCAAGTTCAACGTCATTGAACTGCCAGTCACCCACAACTCCTTCGAGCTGGGCATCGGCGTTGACGGCGCGGTTGATACGGTCCTCGTGGTTGCCTCGAAGGATGTATCGTTCAGGGTGCCACCCTGCATGCTTCGTTCGCTTGCGAATGTTGTTGAGTTCAATTAATTCTTTATTCAACACAACAAACGCGTCGTTCCCCGCATTTATGTCCTCGACGTAGCGACGGCCTTCCATGGCTCGCTTGCCTTTGTCGTAGAGGGAGAGCGACGGCATATCCCAGTGGTCGCCCAAGTGGATAATCTTGATGGGCTGGTCACGGAAATGGTCTACGATGTACTGACCAATCCAACGTAGGTGGTCGGTAGGCGCACCCGGCTTAGCCTGGGTGTCGGGGATCACAACATGGGTAGTGGTGTGCAGCAAGGAAAGACCTCCTTGGTCTCCCTGATTCTAGCACAATTTACTTATTATCGCTACAGACTTGTGCTATTTCTGCGGGGGTGCAAGTGTACACATCGTTGAGCTTCATCAACGGCTCGAAGCCAGCGAACCACAAAGCTGCGGCGACCAGCCCTGAGCAAATCCACGTGAAACCTTTACGCAGACAGATGGCATCGGGAAGCCACATGTCGAAAGCGGCAGAGAAGATGGAGAGCCACGAATACTTGTCGCCCACCTGCGCTCGCACGAACTTGAGAAACTTGGTGCGGTCGGCCCCAATGGGCAACGGAATGATTTCGTAGTTGCCACCGGGAGCAACTGATTCCAACTTCTTGTCGCAGGTTACTCCGCTAGCCTCGGCTTGAATGACGTACCACTCGCCGTCAACTTGTCGGTCCAGCACCGCAACATGATTCCACTCTGCGTACCGGCTGTCCTGTAAGCGCCGCTCTGCAATCCGAATGGCACCGCCGAGTATTCCTGCTGAGTGGCAAAGTACAATGTTGCCTGGCTTGTACCGTTCATCCCACGTCACCTTTTTCGCTGTCATGGTAGACCTCCAAATCTTCTTCGACCCGCTCGATGAGTTCCTTCAACTCTGCGAACTGGTGCGTTTCCATTGCCAAAATTTTACGGATAACCTGAGCGTCACTTCGGGTCTGTTGGTACATCGCAATTCCGACAACCAACTCTATCAATACGGCGCAATACGATGCCGAGTAATTCCACCAAGTCAGCACACTCGACGTTTGTACGCTCCAACAGATAACCGTAGCGAGCGTCACTACCCCGACGAATTCCCAACGTCGAATAGCGTTCTGAGCTACCCATGAAAGGTGTTCTCCAAGACCAATGCTTTCGCCGGTAATGGGGTGCTTAAAACGTTTCATTACAGTCCTTCGTGTGCGCCTAAGTGACGTTCCAATTTGATGTTTACTTCCTCGACGTTGCGCTCAATGCGGTCAATCGCATCTCGAAGCGACGAACCATGATTAGGCTTTAGTTCAGCCTGCATCTGCTTGAGGTTGTCGGCCACTGAGCGAGACAAAGCATTGTGAACTACGCGCCACACGCCGATACAACCACCAGCCACCACCACCATTCCAGAAGCGAGTGTCCAGAAGTTCACCGACGTGAACATATTTGCCATCATGCGTTCTTACCTGAGAACCCAAGA